TATAAGATGCTGTATGATTACCAACAACAGTATGAATGGTGACACCAATTTCACGCAAGCGGTCTTAGTAATTCTTTTGCGCCCAGGCTAACGCAGAAACATCAATGCCCTTACGACTATCAAAGGTATCTCCCATATCAACAATGGTAGTAATTCCGTGCTCCTCCAGATAAGGGAAGAACACTTCATTATAGAACTTCAGAAAATATTCATGGAATAGTTTTGAATTCTTTCTAGCACCAAAATGTTGATCTGTAATTATTGCGACTTTCATCAATAACGCAGTTTGGAATGCACAGCATCTTTGATTTGATTGTAGTCGGAATAATTAGATCCGTCAAGAGTATTACTATCATCAAACACTTCGCTGTAACCGGAGCGTTCAATGATTTTATTCTTGATTTCTAACTGTCTTTTCTCTCGCTGAATACGACGCAGAAAAGCGTAATGAATAATCTGAGTGAAATACGCAAAAGGATTTTGGGATTTCTCTGGGTTAAAATTATGTATATACTGTACGCAATTTTCGATACCATCCGAAATCATATCTTCCTTGAACATGTAGTTCACGAAGTTTGGTTTGAATGATAAGTGATTTGCGATCTTCAAGAAACACTCCCCAATGTAGCGAGGGATAGGAGGTTTAGGAAGATCCTTTAATAATGCAATCTCTTTGTCTTCACGATACTTAATCAGTGCTGCCAGAAACTCCTTGTTATTAACATAGTGTTCCGATCTTTTTCTTTTTGCCATGCCTGGTCTTATCATAAGTTTATCTCATAATATGTATGAATTATACCACAATGGTGATTATAAAACAACACTTGACAAGGTTCTGAAATACCTGTACAATTACCTTTGTGGAGGTTGATAAGAATACTATTAAGTATCTGAGGTTTTATTAAAGATCTTTTCTAAGAGTTCTTTAGTATCATGTACGTTGCCAACATATCCCATTCTACGATTAATTTTAGTATTTGTATCTTTCTTTGATGAGCGAACATAGTTCTGATACATCATTATCATTTCTATATCATTAGATTCACTCATCGTCAATACATCATCTAGATTGATAATAAACATATCTTCAGTGGTTGTCTTTAACCAAGGTTCTACTTTATATCCAACTGTTCCTGTTTTACCTTTTATCTCATTTACAATGATTGGATTGGTAATCAATAGCATCGTTCTGCCATCTTCTTCTGAAGCAGCAACTTTAGCAAATATCTCTTCACCTGATTTTAGTTTGACTGTTGAGAAAAAATCGTCTTCTATCATACCTTTAATTGAATAGTGATTATGTCATAATTAAATTTCTCTTCATTGTAGATTTTAATTCTTTCAATAAAGTGGTTTAGTGTGTAATTTTTTCTGGACTTGGTTGAACAATCATCAGAGATGTCGTACAGAGTTGCTTTTACTTTGTCTTTTCCTTTTCTAAGAACTCGTCCAATACTTTGAAGATTACGGACTCTTGATTTACTTGGAGAGGCAAAGATAACATTATGGAGGTTTTTAATGTTGATACCAGTAGAAAAAGTTCCATAAGAGGCAACAATGATAGCGTTGTTTTCTCGTTCTGTGATTTCTCTGACTAATTCTCTCTCCTCTGCGTCTACTCCACCATGTATAAAAAATACCTTACGGTTCTCACCCTTGTTTTTATTTATCTTTTCATAGAGAACTGCTCCATGACTCTCGACTCTTTGGAAAAGAACAAGACTATTCCCTTTAAGATCAAGTGCTAGATTTTTAATAAAATTATTACGTTGTTCATGAGAGATTAAATACTGTATCTCATCCTCATAAGTACCAAATGTTTGTGGTAAGTGCTTGAGGACCAGACATTGTATATCTAATTGTGATAGATGACCTTGCTGCATCAACTCATCAGTTCTTGTTACTCTATATGACGGACCAAAGAGACCCTCTAACACCCACTTATGCGTCTGTGTGCCGTCTAAAGTTCCAGTAAAACCAAATCTATACTTTGCGTGATGTAGTTTGGTCATGATCTGTATTAATGACTTGGACTTGAATAAATGCGCTTCATCGCCTATAATTACATTATATTCCTCAAAGAAAGAACGCTCAAGTTTATATACTGATTGCCAAGTAGTGATAGTTACAGAAGCTTCATTACTTTTATCTCGACCAGAATAGATACGATGACAATATGAATCAGCATCCCAACCATAGTCTAGGAAATCCTTATACATCTGCTCTACTAGGGATGTCGTCGGAACAACTAGCAAGATTTTTTGACCTTTGTCTACATAATACCTTACGAGAGAGTAAATCATCAAAGATTTGCCTGAGGCAGTGGGAGATATCAATAGTTTTCTATTATGTTTTAGAGCGTCGAATACTCCCTCTATTTGATACTTCCTCGGAGAGTGAGAACAAATAGAACTCATATAATCTTTTACACCCTCATACGAGATACCATCATTCTCCTCATATGGTGTCCCGTAGAATTTGTTATCTTCAAACTTATAACTATATCCGTATTGCTTACAGAAATTCACAATCTTATCTAACAGACCCACATAGATCTGCTTAGAACGCATGTCATATAAATGAATTTCTCCGTTCCAATTTCTACCACGATACTGTGGCATGAACTTCGCATTTGGAACTTCAAACTTAAAATGATCCCTCAGTTCGTATTCGATATGAGGTTCAGTATTTATTTTTAGAAAAACTTCGTTGGATTTTGAAATAACAAGGTCCGTCGTTCTCACAACAATCCATTCATCTAATAATATTTATTACAGATTCTCAAACTTATATTCTAATATCATTCTATACAAAGAATCTCTCAAATACCAAAGGTGCTCCTGTTCCATTGGATGTCTGGCAGGAGCACCAGGCCAATACTTAATAGTTTCCTGTACACAATGGTGTAAAAGACGAATATCTTCTATTGTTAAATTGACTGAGTAGTCATATTCGTGACTTGGTTCGAATTCTTCATTCATTATCCTAGTCCTGAATTAAACCTCATGAATTCAATTGCGTTTTTAATTTGAAATGTACGATTAGTTATCTGCTTTAAGATACTTTCAAGATACACTAACATTGTATCGTAGTAATCTATCTTCAAACACACTGTAGACAATTTTTCATCAGCGTCAAGGTATTTCTGCATTGTATCCTTGTCACGAATCTTTTTTGGAAACGGATTTTCCACATAGACATCTGGATCTGCTTTGCCACTGAAGTATTCATACCTCTCATGACGAATATTTTTTTTCTGTTGTTCTGCTTTCTTCCGCATCAGGAAGATAGTATTATATAATTCAAAATATTTTGCGTGAAGAGAGGGAATATTCAGAGACTCCTCATGGAGGTTGTCTCTGTCTAGTTTTGCGTCTTTCTCCCACATATCTTGAATTGAATCAAGATCAAAACTCATATGGCTTTGCCGTTCAAATCAGTTATATTGTAGATAGTATACTTGAATTCGGCATCCGCTGTAAAGTACTGGATGTCCGTATCTGTAGCATCAAATGTCAAAGTTGTCAAAGATACTGGGAATAAATCTTTGAAATTAACGTTGAACTTTGGAATAAGATTGCTACTTAAAACTTGAAGAGTTCCATCAGAATAGATATCATCTCCTCTCTCATTGGTGGTTCTAGTAGGAAGAACACCACCAGATTCAAACTTATTAAACTCTGCGATAGACTCTGGAAAACCTAGACCTCTAATCCACTTTTGGATTTCCATATAGTTTTTTAGATCTTCATCAACTAAAAATCTAACAAACAAATCACCAAAAGCAATTTTATCTCCAGGTGTTGGAATGTCTCTCAAGTAGGATGGTTGATCAACTACACCTAGAGATAGATCTGGAATATTTGCTTGATTACAAAAGAATGCTGTTTTTGGACTTCTGGTAAGAGTAAACTTAAATCCAGTAGGCGCAAGAAAGTTTCTATTGTCGATCTGATTATATGAAGAATCTCTTACATCAACGACCATGACTTATCACTCAGCATGAACAGTGGCCTTTCTCCATCCACCATTCTTTCCATCAGTATTTTCCATTACAGCATTAGCGGCTGCTTCGTTATCATATTGAATTCTATCATCGTAAATATCCGTCCACCTTCTATTGCCAGCATAATATACGGTGATGGATTCATCAACAAGACTTGGTTTTTTAATATGGTGGGGCATTGTTGTCCTCAGTTGGTTTACTGCTATTTATACAAAAAAAAGAGGACCCGAAGGTCCTCTTGGAGAAATATGTGTCCGATGGATCACATGAGGTTCTTAACAGCAACGCGACGATAGTAGCGGTTCTGGTTGACCTTGAGAGCGCCGAGACCCTGGTTGGTTCCTTCTGCGAATGGGTTAGCAACGAGACCATAGCGGGTCTTGAAGCCAATCTTGGGCTGGAAGGAGTTCTCACCAACGGCACGTACCATCTGAAGGGGTACATATGGGCAGTAGAAGAGTCCAGCGTCATAAGGGTTAGTTCCCTTATAACCGACAACATAATACTGGTTACCGCTTGATGCGTTAGCAGAGGTGAGGTTGGATGAATAAGGATCGATGTATACACGATACTTACCTTGGAGAACACCAGCGAAGGTGTTACCAGTGTCATCAACGTTCAGGTTAGCGTTGAGTGCAGGGGTGTAATCGAGAACACCAGCCATGGTCAGTGCAGAAGCAACGTCTGCGGAACACATGATGATGTTGCCCTTTCCGCGACGAGTTCTTTGTGCGATCGCGTTAGCGTCACGCTCGATTTGGAACAGGAGACCCTTGAACTTCTCAACAGACCATCTGCCGTTTGAGTCGATATCTAGGTCGAATACACCAGCGTTAGCGGTGTTAGCAACAGCACCTTGCTCAGCAACCTTATAGATGGTTCTGATAACTTCGCGGTTGATTTCAGCCAAGATCTCCGTAGAGAGGATGTTGGCGAGTTCCGCTTCAGCGTTCAGACCGTGGATTGCCTTGAGGTCCTGAGCAAGCTCGAGGCTGTACTCAGCTTTCAGAGCGCGTGACTTCGCAGTAACGGTGACCTTCTCGATCGAGAATGCCATCTGGTTGAAGGCATCAGATCCTGTGCCATCAAGAGATTCTGCGCTGTCCTTACGCATACCACCACCGACAGTGTAGTCGGAGGAAGTTGCTGAACCAACAGGGTTCAGAACTGAAGGGTTAGTGCCGCTCTGGATGGTTGAACCGATACCAGAAGCAACATCAGCGAATCCGTTGGACTCGTCGAAACCTGCGTCCTGACCAGAGAAAGTGGTGTCGGGCTCGTTGAAGAATGCCTCAGTACCACTCTGGTTGGTGTAGCGGGAGCGCATTGCGAAGATCAGTCCAGTAGGACCGCTCATTGGCTGAACACCTGCGAGGTCATATGCGACCAGGTTAGGCATTGAGCGTCTGATCAAGGAGATCAGAACGGGGTCGAAACCGGCGGTTGGACCAGCAGCAGCGGATCCTCCCTCAAAACCGGTTGCACCAACAGAATTGGTTGGTTGC